AACATGTGGGTGCTCAATAGGATTGAAGACTGGGCCAAGGAACTTTGGGTCTGGGAGGATTCCCTTCCCCTCAGCCCCAAAGGACCAGAGTGTCCTTTCGAGGCCACTAATTGGCTTGGAAAGCTGGGCTTCAAACCGGAACCAGCAGGGAAAGTCCGGGTGTTTGCGATGGTGGACCCATGGACTCAATGGCTTATGGATAGACTTCATCGTGCTATCTTTAAGCTGTTGTCCAATATTCCGCAGGATGGTACATTCGATCAGATGGCACCTGTTAAGCGACTTATGCAATGGAAGGCCTCTAATGAGAAATCATTAGCTCGACCGATCCCATTGTATTCGTTCGACTTAAGTAGTGCAACTGACCGGATCCCTATTGTCCTGCAGAAGATCCTTCTGTCCCCATTCCTAACGGCATGGGGAGCAGAACTTTGGGCAAACCTCATGGTAGGCCGGGAGTATTCATGTCCGAAGACTATCAAGCTTGGTAATGGGGTAACCCAGAAGCTAAGCGAGAAAGGATTCGTACGTTATGAAACTGGCCAACCCATGGGAGCATTGAGTTCGTGGGCGATGCTCGCATTCGTCCATCATGCGTTCGTTCAATGGGCCGCTCTTAGAGCGGGCGCGATTACCATTGGTAAAGGGTGGTACGCTGGCTATGCCATCTTGGGAGATGACGTAGTCATAGCAGGTAAGGGTGTAGCTACTCGGTACGCCGAGTTGATGCGACTTATGGATGTCGGTATTGGAGACCACAAGTCTCTGATATCGCCCGTTGGCCTCGCATTGGAATTTGCGAAACGTACATTCCGTAAAGGAGTGGATGTTTCTATGGTTCCATTTGCAGAGTTCGTGATGTGCCGGCAATCCCTTGCTGGCCTTCTCGAGCTCGTACGCAAATATGGCCTTACTCTAGGACAGACGCTGTCCGTCTTAGGGTATGGCTATAAAGCGAAAGCCAATGCATCTAAACGGTTGTTTTCAATGCCGAAACGGCTGAGAAACTACATTCTTGCCTACTATGGTCCTGGTGGTCCAGGATATGGTGGTCTACGGTCTTGGTTACCGATGAGATCTGTAACTTCGACTTATAAAACCGCCGATATCCGGGTCCGCGACCTGGTAAACCGGTTCTTCGAGACCGAGGTAAAACTCGCCTTGGAGATCCTGGACGGCTGGTCTCATCTGATAGACGAGGCAAGACGTTTAGGAACGGTATACCGGGATCGCGAACACTATGGCACGGTACCCCGAGGAGGGTCAGGGTTGGTGAGTAAAATCACCAATCCCGACTTAACCTGGGAGATCGGCGCTGACTTTGGTGACGTCAAACTCATCGATGGGGTTTGGAAGCGAAAGCCGACTCTTGAGGAGTATAATGCTTCTCTTGAATCAGCCTACGTGATGGATAGAGACCCTAATAAGTCTCCGTTCATCGTAGCTTCCGAGGTGCCGGAAACGGCGCCTTGGATACCTACTCTAAATCCTATCTTTGAGGGCGATGCCATTGATACTCAGCAACCGACACCTCTTGGGCCAACTCGTGATACACAGATTCATCCGGGGATCGAAAGATCTACTCCACGATCCATCGTGGATTCACTGAATGAGACTGTGTACCGCGAGGCCTTCTTGGATACGGCCATAAACTACCGAGACCTTCGTACCAAACTCGAGGAAATCTCGATTCCTTCTCTTGACTGGGACGGGATTGAGAACCTCTGGAACAGTATTCGAGAGATCGAAACTGAACTAGGGGCTTTACCATTTCCTAAGAATCTTCATGTTCGGTCGCAGGGGGGATCCCCTCCCACGGCTGAACGGAAGATAATGAAGAGATGGTACCGCCACTCGGGGCTCTTTAGATCAACCGTTACCCTGTCTAGTGAGGAAGAAAGAGAAGTTCCTTAGCACTTAACTGGCGCTAAGGTCCTGTATCTTGAGCTCGGCCCAGAAGGGTCTTCTGGAACCAGGAGCTGAGCCGAAAGGCAAAAGGCCACCTATTCAGTGGATACCGAAGTAGGATAGTCAAATCGCCTTGGTAACTCAAGGAAGAGACGCCGAATCGGCAGTAGCCGAATACAGGGCTCCTATCTTGAGATCGGCCCAGAAGGGTAGATCAAGAACAGGCCTTGAGTTAGGTCCTATCCAAAGTTTTGTTTCTTTGGAAGAACCTCCCTTGGTTGAAAGGCCACACCTTAGTAGTCTGGGCTTATCGGATCCAATTGGAACCGAAAGGAACCAATGCAGAACGTCTTAGAAGGAGTAAGGCTGAGAGGCCTTACGACCCGCGTAAGCGACGGCATTAGTTTACCACAGACTCGGATGATGAATCCGGGAGCACCCCGAACCCTCGTAATAGAGAGTATCAAGAGGGACCACCGGGGCAATTCTCTGACTGACCCCTGATAGGGACAGTCTACTAAGGCAGCGTGCGAAAAGGATTCACTGGATACAACTGTAACCGAAAGGAGCAGTGTAGCAGCCGAACGAAGCTCGGCCGACCCCCAGTGAGTACTAAGTCGTACGCGCGTGGACCTCCAACCCTTGGAGGGAATTTCTAAAGAGGTAACTCCGAGGAGAATCCCTAACAAGAGAGGACCTACTTGGTTTACACCGATGTAGGATACTCAAATCGCTCAGCGAAAGCTGAGAAGAGACGCCGAATCGGTCCCCCGGACCGAATAGGAGAGTCTTCTCAATCTTCTGCGGAGGCAAAGAGAGCAATCTCTTTGTTTTGGGCGAGAGCGGGCCTTAGCTGTAAAGTAACAGGCCTAAGGTTTACTGTCCTCTTCGGAGGGCTGTATCCAGATGGTGCTCTCTCCCTCTCTTTGTTGAGAGGCAAAGATCCGTTCTACACTAGATGGTTTCTCCGTCAACCCTTGGACCAGCTTAACCGCTGGCAACCCAAGGGCAACATTTTCGAAACGCATCTGAGCGTAGCACGGGCTGGAAGTAGGTCTAGGTGTGCAAGCACCTAGATCGGGGGCCAGTCCGTGGGGCCCGTCCGAG